ATGCAGCCACAACGCCGTTCCTATTCCAGGTCGTTCAAGGCCCAAGTCATTCAAGAGTGCGCCCAACCTGGGGCCTCGATTGCCAACGTTGCGCTGAGCCACAGCCTCAACGCGAACCTCGTCCACAAGTGGATTCGGCTGCAAACGCAGAAAAGCATGGCGCTGCATCCCGCTTTTGTTTCACTGCCCATGCCACTCGCCAGCACTGAGTCGCAATCGGCATCATCGACTATCAGCGTTGAGATCCAGCATCCGCGCGGCACCGTTAAAGTGAACTGGCCAACTGAAAGTGCTGCTGCCTGTGCAACCTTTCTTCGAGACCTGTTGCGATGATTCGTATCGACGCCATCTGGCTCGCCACTGAGCCCATGGACATGCGCGCCGGCACTGACACAGCGCTGGCGCGGGTGGTGGCCGTGTTCGGTGCGGCGCAGCCGCACTGTGCTTATCTGTTTGCCAACCGCCGCGCCAATCGCATGAAAGTGCTGGTGCACGATGGGTTGGGCATCTGGCTGGCGGCGCGCCGACTGCATCAAGGCAAATTTTTCTGGCCGGGATCTCGGCACGGCTCGCAGATGGAATTGGGTGCCGAACAACTGCATGCCCTGGTGCTGGGTTTACCTTGGCAAAGAGTTGGGCAAAACAGTGCGATTACCCTGATGTAATCACTGCCATGGCCAGCGTCGCCGTGCAATTGTCCGATGAGCCTATCGTCAGTGTTGGCCTGTTCTGACAAAATCGGCGGCATGACTTTGCTTCCTGATTTCGACCAATTAAACCCTGAACAACTGCGCGCTATCGCCGCGCAGCTGATGCAGCGTGTCGAGACTCTCGATCAAAAAGTCGAGTCCATGGACAAGCAGATCCATCACTACAAAACGGTCAACGACAAGCTGACCCACGAGATCGCACAGCTCAAGCGTTTCAAGTTTGCCAAGCGCAGCGAGCAGCTAAATCCGTATCAAACCAGCCTGCTCGATGACGTGATCGATGCCGATATCGCGGCCATCGAAGCCGAGCTTGAGACGTTGCAACCCGCTCCAGCCCCGACCGTGGCTCGGCAAAAACCTAAACGCACCGCCTTGCCGCCCGAGTTTCCACGCACGCCCATCCATCACGAACCGGACAACACTCACTGCCAATGCGGCTGCGCCCTCAAGCGTATCGGCGAGGATGTCAGCGAGAAACTCGACTACACGCCCGGCGTGTTCACGGTTGAACAACACATCCGTGGCAAGTGGGTCTGTGAGGACTGCGAGACCCTGATCCAGGCACCTGTTCCTGCGCAGGTCATCGATAAAGGCATCCCCACAGCAGGTTTGCTGGCTCAAGTGATGATCGCCAAATACGGTGATCATTTGCCACTGTACCGTCAGGAAAAGATCTTTGGCCGGGCCGGCCTCGCCATCCCGCGCTCGACCTTGGCGCAGTGGGTCGGCACTTGCGGTGTGCAACTGCAACCACTGGTTGATGCTCTGCGCGAAGTGGTGCTTGGACACAACGTGGTGCACGCCGATGAAACGCCGGTACAGGTGCTCATGCCTGGCTCGAAGAAAACCCATCGGGCCTACGTCTGGGCCTATGCAACCACCGCGTCTGCCGATATCCGCGCAGTGGTGTACGACTTCAGCCCCAGCCGCTCGGGCGAACATGCACGCAACTTCCTGCAAGACTGGAAGGGCAAGCTGGTCTGCGATGATTTTGGTGGTTACAAAGCCAGTTTTGCACTCGGTGTCACTGAAATCGGCTGCATGGCCCATGCGCGGCGTAAGTTCTTCGACCTGCACGCCACGAACAAAAGCACGCTCGCCGAGCAAGCTCTGCGCTATATCCAGTTGCTGTACGAAATCGAAAGTGAAATCCGCGATTTGGAGCCCGATGTACGGCGACGAATACGACAAGAAAAAGCCGTCCCCGTGATGAACATGCTGCACACTTGGATGATCGCCCAGCGCGAGCTGGTACACGAGGGTGTGGCCATCGCCAAGGCCCTGGATTACAGCCTGAAACGCTGGACGGCGTTGTCACGTTATCTGGATGACGGCGCGGTGCCTATTGATAACAACCACATCGAGCAGCAAATCCGGCCATGGGCGCTCGGACGCAAGAACTGGCTCTTTGCAGGGTCGTTACGCAGCGGACAACGCGCGGCTGCGCTGATGAGTTTGATCCAATCGGCCAAGCTTAACGGGCATGATCCGTATGCTTATCTCAAGGATGTGCTGATGCGGCTGCCGACGCAGCGCGCCAGTGAGATCGCCGAGTTGTTGCCGCATAACTGGCTGCCGTTACGCAACCTGTAATGCCCGTTCGCTTACCCCATATCCGCCTCTATCAGCTTTCGGAGTCTGACGACCAGGTCGACCAGGACATTGCTTTCGCGGTTGGCTGGTCTGACGGGATCGGCATTGCACCCACCGAGGCCCAGGACAGCAACGGCGACTGGGACTTTGTTCTGCCGCCGACGCGCACTTGGTTCGTCTTCCGCGGCTATGTGAGCGATTTCCCGTTCGATTTCGCAGCCAACGCTGTTGTCACTTCGACCGCAACCATTCAGCGCTCCGGCGGTTCCGCCTGGATTCGCAAATCCGCGTAAGGAGTGGTCATGCATCTGTCGATTGATTCGCTTAAAGAAGCTGGTGCCTTCACCGGGGCTCCTATCGAAAAAGAGATCACCTGGAAGCAGGGCGATAAGGAACTGACCGCCACCGTCTACGTCCGGCCCCTGTCGTACAGCACCGCCGTCTCCGACCTCCTTGCGATGAATGGAAAGGTCGATGGCGTAGCGGGACGTATCGCTGCGTCAATCGTGGATGAAGAGGGTAAGCCGGTATTCACGCCGGCAGATATCACCGGCGAGGCTGACCCCGGTCGTGGCGCCCTGGATGGAAACCTGACCATAGCGTTGCTCACTGTGATCGCTGAGGTGAACAACCTGGGAAAGACGACCAGCTCAGTGAACTAGATGAGGTATGGCATGAGCTGGTGATGTGCGGGATTGGCGGCAGAACCATTGCGGAAGCCAAGTCTCGCCTCAGCTACAGGGAGTTCCTGAGCTGGTGCAAGTTCCGGGACAAGCGGGGGAGTCTCCATGTTGGCATGAGGGTAGAGCGCGGCTCTGCATTGCTCGCTGCGCTCTACACCAACTCTCATAGCAAGGAAAAATACAAGCTATACGACTTCATGCCGCATGAAGAAGAGCCCGTAATCAGTCTAGATCAGGCCCTTGAGACCTGGGCCTAGTCCTTCGTTTTGCCCGGAGCGTTCCGGGCTTTTTCATTGGAGCCCGCAATGGCATCACGCAGCCTAGGGACGCTTACGCTCGATCTGGTCGCCAAGGTTGGCGGTTTCGTGTCGGGCATGGATGCCGCTGAGCGCCGGTCTGAAAAATGGCGTAGGGAAGTAGAGAAGAATGCGGCAAAGGTAGGGACTGCAATTGGTGCTGCCACTGCGGCAGGTATCACCGCGCTTGCTGCCCTCACTGTCTCGACAGTTCGCAATGCCAATGAAATCGCAAACTTGGCGAGCGTTGCGAACGCAAGCACGACCGAATTTCAGAAGTATGCCGCAGGCGCAAAGCTGGTTGGCATTGAACAAGAGAAGCTCGCTGACATCTTCAAGGATGTGAACGACAAGGTAGGCGACTTCCTCAATACCGGCGGAGGAGCGCTTGCTGACTTCTTTGAGAATGTAGCGCCAAAAATTGGCGTGACCGCAGACCAGTTCCGGAATCTTAGCGGTCCCCAAGCCCTTGGCTTATACGTCTCAAGCCTGGAAAAGGCCAAGGTCAGCCAGTCGGACATGACCTTCTATCTGGAAGCTATCGCGAGCGATGCGACTGCTCTGCTCCCGTTGCTTCGCAATAACGCTGAGGGATTCAAGACCTTTGGTGACGCTGCCCAGGCCGCTGGTGCGATTCTCGACGAGAAGACGATTAAGTCGGCGAATGAGCTTCAGGCTGCAACATGGCTAGTTGAGCAGAGCGCCTCGGGCCTAAAAAACCAACTAAGCACAGCGCTGATACCAATTCTGAGCGATCTCGCTGACTCTATATTCGACGTGACCAAGGAAGGCACGGCGATGGTGAGTGTTGGCGAATTCGTTGCCGATTCGTTCCGTTGGATAGCGAAGACAGCGATTGGTGCTGTTGCCGCCTTTGAGCTGGTAGGGAAGTCGATTGCCGGCGCTGCTGCAACGGCCAAGGCTGGCTTTGAGGGTGTGACATGGCTTGAGCTTGCATCCGGCCCTGCCGGTCTTGCTAAACGCCTTGCGCAAAACTGGGACGGAATCAAGGCAAGTGCTGGTGTGGCAGCAGAAGATCTGTCCAATACGGTGGCGAAGTATGCCGGCATCATGGACAGTATCGACCGAGCCGGAACAGGTGGAACCAATGGTCAGGTAGCCAAGCTCGCCGAAACGCTAGCTTCGCTTCGTGAGCAGGCGAATAAGCCTGGAGCTTTCAAGGCTCTTACCAAGGAGCAGAAAGAAGCCGGGAAAGAAGCAGAGGCTGCTGCTAAGAAGCTGCAAAGCGCCTACGAAACGGTTGAGCAGTCGTATCAGCGACAGATAGCGCTGATCAACACGGAAGCCGACAAGCGCAAGGATGCCACCGAGGTAGCAAAGCTCCAGTTCGAAATCGAATCGGGCAAGCTGGTTGGAATCAATGCCGAGCAGCAGAAACGCTTGAATGGCCTGGCAGAAGAGCTTGATCGCCTGAAGCAGCTAAAGCAGGCGAACGAGGATGCGGCGAAGGCTCGGGCTTTCCGTGCAACGCTCAATGAATCGAACGCAACTGCTCGGGCAGGATTTGCGATTGAACTGGCAGGATCGGGAAGCGGCGACAAGCTGAGAGAGCGACTGCGGGCAGACCTGGAGATCCAGCAGGACTATAACAAACAGCTTGCCGATCTCCAGAAGCAGTTCAACAGTGCAGAAATCACCAAGGAACTCTACGACCAAGAAACTGATCTCTTGCGCCAGGCTCTGGCCGAGCGCCTGGAAATCCAGCATGAGTACTACGCAGCTCAGGATGAGGCTCAGAGCAACTGGTTGGATGGCGTCACGTCTGCCTGGGAGAACTACCGCGACACAGCCACGGACTATCAACAGCAAGCTGCCGACTTCACCACGCAGACGCTGGACGGGCTCACCTCCGCTGTAGGAGACGGCATCGCTTCGATGATCATGGACGGCGAGAGTCTTGCCGATGTTTTCAAGAACATCGCGCAGACGATGGCCACAAGCATCATCAACGCCCTCGCGCAGATGGCGGCCCAATGGCTGGTCTATCAGGCGGTGCAATTGGTGAGCGGGAAGGCTGCCCAGGCTAGCGCCGCCTCTACCCTCATCGCGAACGCGCAAGCCACCTCCTTCCAGGCACAACTCGCGGCATTTGCTAGTACAGCAGCAATTCCAATTGTTGGACCAATTCTCGCACCAGCTGCGGCTGCAACAGCTGCTGGAATTACAGCCCCGATGGTTGCGGGCGTTGCTGCCTCCGCCCTAGCCGGCATGGCCCACGACGGTATTGATGCCGTTCCAGAGACCGGCACCTGGTTACTCCAGAAGGGCGAGAGGGTAACGACCGCAGAGACGAGCGCGAAACTCGACAAGACGCTTGATGACGTTCGCTCAAATCAGAGTGGCGGTGGTGCGCCGACCATCAACCTGATCGAGGATCGTAGCCGGGCAGGGCAAGTTAATACTCGCCGCCAGGACGACCAATACATCATCGACGTTGTTGTGGCCGACCTATTCGGCGATGGCCGTACATCTAAGGCTATCGGTAGTTCGTTCGGCATGCGCAGGAGCGGAACATGATTCAGTACCCGAACATTTGTCCGCCACTGCGCGAGGGCTATGGGTTCAATCCAGTAAGCCCTTTGGCTCGAACTGAGCTTCAGAGCGGGAGAGCTAGGCAGCGGCGCAGGTTTACTAGCGTGCCGACAATGGCATCGGTCCGTTGGCGCCTTACAGATACCGAGGCGATGCTCTTTGAGGCTTGGTTTCGTGATCAGTTGGTTGATGGCTCGCAGTGGTTTGAGTGCCCCCTTAAGACGCCAGAAACGCCGAATGGTCTGCGGACATACGTTGCGCGTTTCACAGATATCTACGATGGTCCTGACCTGGTTAGCGGAAGCCTGTCCCTTTGGGACTTCACTGCGACTCTAGAGTTACGTGAACGGCCAATTCTTGAGCCAGGCTGGGCCATTCTTCCGGAATTCATCCTGCATCCAGACATCTTCGATCTTGCTATGAACCGGGAATGGCCTGAAGCATGACAATCCTCGAACGGTTTTATGCCTCAGGAGGGAAAGAGTGCGCGATTGCAACGGTCGAGTTGACATGCCCAATCTGGACTGTGCCTATCCTTGTCTGTCAGGGATTCGATGACCAGACTTGTGTTACCGAGGATGGGCGGACGCTAACGTTTCTCGCTTCGGGGATCGATGTGTCGATTCCTAAGAGGAATAACAGCGGGAATCAGTCTGTAGGCTTCGCAATCGACAACGTGATGGGTATTGCTCAGCAGCGTATCAACGAGGCGATTGATGCTGGACAGACAATTACGCTGGTTCTGCGAATCTATCTCGACACTGATCTATCAGCGCCGGCCGAGCGCCCATATCGAATGCGTGTTAAGGGTGCAGATTTCGAAGGCGTGACTGTCCAGGTCGAGGCCGGATATTACGACCTAATCAACACTGCCGCCTGCCGTTTGATCTATGACGTGCTGAATTTCCCTGGTCTCAAATACTGGCCTTAATCAAATGCCAAACAGATACCTTTCTATCATCTACGAGGACGGTGGAAGAGTTCTACCGCGCGTGGACTGTTGGGGTCTGACGATCATCGCTAGGTCTGAGCTTTTCGGCCTTCCCATGCTCAGTGACTTCGGTGCGGTTACGCGTAAGTCGGTTCTCGACCTACAGCGTTCTTACCGTGCGGAAGTAGAGCGAGCACTTGAGGAATGCCAGCCATTCCCTGGAGCAATTGCTGCGGCATTTCGTGGTCAGGCATGCGTGCATGTTGGCCTGGTTGTCGATGTCGATGGGCGTCAGCGAGTTCTGGAGACGAACCCAGGCAGTGGCGTATCGCTCACGCCGTTACGCACTTTCACCGATCAATATACCAAGGTGATCTTCTACCGTGATCGAAATCTATCCGAGCAGACTTGACGGCGAGCCTCTGGAGCGGCATCCGCTCGCCAGTTCAACGACCATTCGTGCATGGCTGGCCGAAAACGTAAAGAACTACTCGGATCAAGAGCGCCCACCCATCAGCATTGGGATTATTCCTGCTGAGGTTGATCGCTGCGAAGACTTGAATGATGCGCAGAAGCGCGCTCATGAAGAACTGATCCAGCCCTCTGAATGGGGCGCTCGAATCATCGAGCGAGGCGATGTGGTTCGCATCTATCCGGAACCGCATGGCACCGATCCATTCACGATCACCGCGGCTCTGTTCAAAGGCGTGCAGGCTGCGTTTCGAATGCTCATGCCGCAACTTCCAGGTATGCCTTCAAATCCTGGGCAAGGTGAGTCTCTGGCGGACTCAAGCCCTCGCGGCAACAAGGTGAAACTGGGAGACGCTATCAGAGACGTTGCTGGGCATCGCTTGATCTACCCAGACTACATTCTTCCGCCTCGTCGCTACTTTGCCGGTCCACGTGAGCAATGGACAGAAATGATGCTTTGCATCGGTAAGGGCCGATTCCAAATCGACGAAGGTGGGGTAAAGATCGGCGATACCACTTTCCTGGCGCTGGGCGCTGAGGCTTCGTTTCAGATATTTGAGCCTGGGCAGAATGTGAGTGGACATCCTGCGTCCATCTGGTGGCATAGCGCTCCAGAGGTTGGTGCTAGCTCAACCGGCAATGCTGGGCTAGAACTCACTGAAACAACGACATTAACGCCAAACCCGAGCGCAACCACGTTCACGTTCTCAGGGAACAACATCATCATCCCGTCTGGCGCCGGCTCGTTCCCGTCTGACTGGGTTGCCGGGACGATCCTGCGAGTAGAGGCGCAGTATCCGTACACCGTCGTCGACGGCGGTGGAAGCGCGCGCGACACGATCTCTGGCGATATCGCGCAACTTGGTCTGTCTGTTGGGACCGAGATTCAGGTCGTCGGCGTTAACTCGGGGCTCTACGTCGTAAACACCGTGAACGCCACCAACTTGACGCTGAACTACGATAGCGGCGCCCCCGTAAATGCCCTACAGGTGGGTGCCGGCGACGCTGCAATCGGTTTGCGTGGGCTCCGGTTCCGAATCACTGCGTACAGCGCCCAGCAGATCACCGTAGAGCGCCTGACGTCTGCCGGGGCTACTGATCCAACCTGGCCAGGCTTCTCCCCGCTGAACTCCAGTACGTCGCGCATCACCGTTGATACCTCGAACTCCGAGGGAGGCTGGCGCGGCCCATTCCCTGCGTGCCCGGCGGGCGAGAAAACGAGCGTTGTCGAGTGGGATATCTTTTGCCCAAACGGGTTGATATTCATCGACCGCAAGGGCAACCAAATCCCCTTAAGTGGCTACTACACGGTTCAGTACCGCGACATGGATATCGGCGGCGCCTGGACCTCGCTGGACTATGAGCACAGCGGAGCAACACTAGACCAAATTGGATTTACTACACAGCTTAACTTGCCATACCCAATGCGTCCTGAAATACGCATGCGTCAACGCTATCCTATTGGCAAGAATGAACTAGAGTTCCGAGATACCTTGCAATGGTATGGTCTCAGGTCGCGGCTCAATGCTCCTTCTTCATATGCTAATGTCACCACTATAGGGATTAGGTATAGATCTTCAGATAGGATATCTGCGCAAACCGAAAGTCGTGTATCGGTTGAGGCAACTCGGATTCTTCCAGTGAGGTCAGGGGGAATATGGCTTCCTGAACATGCTACAAGGGATATCGCGCCTTATGTGATATACCAGGCAAAGGAACGTGGATACGCAGACTCTGACATAGACCTAGAAGAGTTCGACCGGCTTGACTCGATTTGGAAATCTCGCGGCGACAAGTTTGACATGATCTATGATGGTACTAGCATAACTGTCAAGCAGATTCTTCAGGATGCTTTAGCGGCTGGGTTTTCCGAGCTTACGATCAAAAGAGGTGTTATCAGCGCTGCCAGGGACGAGCCGAGGACGTTGTACGGCCACATGTACACTCCTCAGAACATGTCTCAAGCTCTCAAGATAAGCAAAAGCGCGCCGTCAGAAGATGATTATGATGGTGTGGACGTGGAGTTTGTAAACTCTAATGGCTGGATCGAAGACACGATACAATGCAGGCTTCCAGAAGATGTTGGCCGTAAGGTTGAGAAAATAAAAGCCACTGGGGTCACTGACAGGAACAGAGCCTATCGGTATGGTATGCGGCGACGCATGGTTCAGAAGTACCGAAGGACTAACTACGCATTCGCTACTGAGCTTGATGCCCTGAATAGTGAATACTGGGATTATGTTGCTCTTGCGGATGATGTTCCAGGATTCTCGCAGAGCGCTCTATTGCTCGGTGCTATAAATACCGGTTCAACTTGGCTTCTTAAATCAAGCGAGCCTTTTGACTGGTCTTCCCCTGGGCCATATTTGGTAGCTGTTCGCCGACCAGATGGAACTCTTTCTGGGCCTTATAGTGCTAGTCGATTCGATGACTACCACCTGACAATTCCAACGCTTGACTTCACTCCTGATACATCGTGGGAGATTGAGCCTCCTCATCTGCTTTTTGGAACGTCCACCAGATTTGCTTATCCCGCGTTGATTAGTTCAATAGATCCCGATGGATTCTCAGGAGCTTCTGTTCAGGCCGTGAACTACGACGAACGCGTCTACACATACGACAACGCCAGCGCTCCAAACTGACCGCACACACAAATCCAGAGCCCGCCATAGAGCGGGCTTTTTCATGCCCGGAGAATTTGCATGACGACCTACGCCACCGGTAACCCGCTGGGCTCCAAAGACCCGCGTGATCTGTACGACAACGCCGAGAACTTCGACGCGGCGATGAACGACCGGGTAAATACCACGTGGAATGATCGTTTCGGCGTTACGCGTCCTACCCTGAAAGGGTATGAGGAACAATTCAATTATTTTCTGGCTGGCTCAGGATTTGAAAATCCACCATTGATATATGTTGATGGATCTCCTTTGACTGTTGACAGGGCTACTCAGATTATAGATAGGGGTGGCAATCTTTATAGTGTAAAACTTCCATCTTCGTTCCCTGTAGTTCTTTCTGGAAATTGGTCTGAAGATGAAGGTTTACTTGTTGTACGTGGCGATCAGTCTCTTCGCCAAGAAATAACTAGCACTTCTCCAAGTGAAGGTTCTTCCATCATTGGTAATTCTACCGTCTCTGTTTCTTCTGTCGCTGATATAAAAAATCAGACAAAGAGAGCGGATCTCAAACTATCTTTGTCCTCCTATCATCCTCTTGGAAAATCAGGCGGTGGGACCTTCATTTGGAGTCCATCAACTCCAAAGTCTAATCATGATGGAGGAACAATTTTTAGTCCAACCGTTCCATGGGATGGTTCTCAGTCAACTCTTTCCGACTACCTAGATGGAGAAGGCGAAACAGACCCTTCTGGATCTGGCTGTTGGTTAAGGATTTTCGATGAAGTTAAGTTGGAATATTTTGGTGGACTAATAAGTGAGACTATAGATTCTTCAGCATCTTTTTTGGCTGCAATTAAATATTGTTTGTCAAACAATAAAGAGCTTAATCTTCCAGATGGTGTTGTTCGCCTTAATTCTCCTGCTGTAATTAATGGATCTACCACTCTTTTCTCTTCTGTTAAGATTCGAGGAACCTTCAAGACGAGTGGAGTATCTGCTGGGTATGTGGTAAGCCGAGTAGGAAGCCTTATCTATACTGACGGTAACAGCGCTCTAGACATTTCGTTCAACGACTTTAGGAATGAGAACTTTGATATCCGTGGAGTTGCATTTGTAGATACATCATTCTATCCTCCGGGAACTCCTGCAAGCTCTAATCCTGCGATAATTATTAGAAAGGGTAATCCTGACGGCAGCAGCAATCGATATATAACTGGTAACGTTCTTGAGGACGTTGCTTTTGTTAGCTATCAAGATCCTATTAAGACCATAGGTGTAGCTGCTGGTCTTCCTGCATATAACTATGTTGGGCCTACTTCGTTTAATCGTGTGTACTTCTACAGGTGCGGAACAGTTATGCACCTGCAAGACTGCACATATAATCATCTTTTCATGAATGAGTGCCTTTTGTTTGATATTTCGTCTCAGGCAATATTCTTGACTAAGACTGATAGCGGCACCGGTGGAAACGTAGTCGTAACCTTCAACAACTGCGTATTCGAATCAATTTGGGGCATCATGAATACTGCAAACGGACTTACATCCTCCTCAATGCGAAACACAGCAGTATTTAACTCGTGCAATCGTGAATTCTGCGGACTTTATGGTCCAACTGGAGGAGGAGGAAATTTTGCAGGCAGTCCATTGGGTTATATTGGCCATACAGACATTATGATCAATGGTAACTGGGAACGCGGTCAGGCTTTCGGAGAGACGACGTTGCCAGCGATAGATCCTGGAGCTGTCATTTTTGCTAGCCGATATGTAGATGTCATTATGAATGGCGGCCAAGTTGGATCTCCAGAATACGTCAACGTTGTTGACGTAAGCGGGACAATTCCAGCCTCTGGCAGCCTGACTAAGACTTTCAATGTGAGCGGATCGTTTGTGTTGAATGCTGACGTCGCATATGACGACGGGTTCGGCGGGCACCAGAATGTAGTTGCGTACGGCAACCCTACTGGCTCAAAGGCGCGGGACGTGACAGGGACGATCATTTCTGCTGGTCTATCTGCGACCTACGGGGACGGACCGTCGGGTGCGGCTTTCACCGTTACGTTCAATAACGGGACTGCATCGCCGATCAATGTGAAGATCCGGGTCACGAACAAAGCAGGGTTGATCGTTACTGTGTCGTGA